TATGAATTTTAACAACGAAAGACATCTGTCCCAATCTAAGCATGGGCAGTAGAAGACTGTAAAGCTTACTCGATTACTCGTTAAACTATTACCTAAAAAGACATTTAAGACATTCACAACAACATTGAACAAAAATTACGTCCGCGGCATCTGCAACCTACAACAGTGTTTAAAGGTCATCAGCTTTGGGGTATATAAAACAAACAAAGGGGGGTCAGTTATCAAACTTGGCCAGGAAGATCTCATCATGGTCTTTCCAAGTAGTCGAGTTGGTTCTAACTCCGGTCTTTCGACAGGCAGTGTTAACCTCGGCTTTGAAATGATCATAAAAATCCACATTCCAGTGGTATGCAAATTCGAAGGCATCAGCTATGTTACTCTGAATCATGAGCTGAGGATCTTTCGATTTGCGCACCCAATCTGTCATGCGGTAAATCGTGGCCTTCTCTATGGGCGCAAGCATGATATTTGGGTGTTGGGGGTGTTGGACAAATCCTCGTTTCAAGAAACTCAGATTTTCGAGCGGTTCTACTTCAATAGTAGTTTCCGACTTGTCAGCGCGGGTATAGGTGATTCCGTATCGACCTAGGATGTTGCTAAACGTGACTTGATTGAAAAAGTCAGAGGCTTCTGGGGCAACCGCGAAGATGTTGTCGTCTCCATAATTGAAACAGCACACGTTTTGGTCAAATTTACGTAATGGGATCATCTCATGACGTCCACATTCTCGTGCCGATATCCTCCACACAATTAGCGAATAGATGAAGTTGCAGATGCAATTCAATTCGACAGTCAGCGGGCATCCACTAGGGTTGCCTTGGTGCTTCATGTACAAACTATTCTGGGCTAGGTGTACTGTGTGGATTATCTCGTGCATAAGAACCTGGCGTACAATTCGATTTTCCGGTCCGTCGTCGTACCAATCGCTAACGATGTTTGCGACTTGCATCATGATGAAAGCTTCAATAGTTCCATCCCAATTTGCATAGTCTCCAGCAAATCCATCGGGCGAGATCAGCTTGAGTTTGTTCCAAAGATCTGTCCAGTCGGGTCCGTGTGCATCCGTTCCAACGCATCCGAAAAACTTTCCATGTGATTCACAGAAAGAGTTTTTGAAGTCAAGAAAATACTTTCGAAAAAGCACAACAAATGGTAAAGGCATGACATTGATTGCTCTAGTCTTGCCGAGATGAACTTTTAGATTACTCCTAAGCTCGTCTTTAAGTACGTCCATTGTCACGCTAGGTAAGCGTTCTCCTTTCTTCGCATGCTCTTCCTTTAACGCGATCTCCTGTGCTAATGCACCATCAGAAATCTCGTATTCAAGTTCACTTCCTTCTTTCAGTTTGAAATAGGAATGTTTTCCAGGGCGCGAGTCGGGTTTGCGGTGAGGTAGTCGGTGCGGGTATCCAGCGGAAGTGCTGAGCTCCATTCCACGAAAGTTTTCAACAATCGCTCCGGTTTGGGCTCTAATTCCGTTGATAGCCTCATCCAGCGATGCGACTTGAGGTGGGCGATATTTCGGTCGAAGTACGTCTCTGAGCAAGTTGGAGGTGTGCTCAATCGCTGCTTCCACGTCCGGTGAAGGAAATGGGAGCACGATCTTTCCGTATTTCGAAATCGCTTCTACAAGTGGTGTCGTCGGGCATCCAGGCGCCTGTGCACGGCAAAGTGCCGCAGGTGCGTGGGTTGGTTCTCTGATTTTACCGTGGATCAGAGATGGTCTTAATTCGGTCTTTGTGGTCTGTGCGATTGACCACTTCTTATCCAAAGCTGCTAGCAAGGTATACGTTCCACTAGGGACTACCTGCATTGCAGCCTCTGATTCGTCAAAATTGTGAACTGTCGCAAGCGTTCCGTCAGGGTTGCTTGGGATCTCTTCACAGTCGGGGTGTCCAGAATTGGCGGCAAACGTAATGTTTGTTACTGGGCGAACGCCTCCATTGAACAACTTGATTTTCAAGCCTGAAAGGGCCTTACTCACCTGTTCATATGTGGTCGCTATAGCGCCGCCTAAATTCTCTCTTTCCCAACCGTGGGTGTGCATCCCAAGTATTTTATGAGGCAGTCC